AGACGAGTTTGGTTTGACAGACCACTTGGCCAAGCTGTTCCGCTGGAAGCCCGAACTGAATATGGCGATCTGGAAAGCGACAGACGCAACGATCACTGGGCCTTTGGCCGGTGCAATTACGGCCAAGCCTGGCCGCCCATCTTTCAAAATCATTCCCAAGGAGTAAATATCATGGCATTTCTCAACGAAGCATTTGACGTCAACGAACTGCCCCAGGGCACTGGTGGAAACTTTGACCCGCTGCCAGCTGGTTGGTACACAGTGACGATCACGCAGGCCGAGCTGAAGGACACCAAGGCAGGCAATGGCCAGTACATCAAACTGCGCTACGACGTTACTGGCCCGACCCACCAGGGCCGTGTGGTGTTTGGCAACCTGAACATCAAAAACCCGAACCAGAAGGCGGAGGAGATTGGCCGCCAGCAGCTGGGCGACATCATGCGTGCGATTGGCTTGGCCAAGGTCACGGACACCGACCAGTTGATTGGCAACAGCCTGTCGATCAAGCTGGATGTGAAGCAAGACGCGCAGTATGGCGCCAGCAACGAGGTAAAGGGCTTTAAGTCTATGTCTGGAAGTGCTGCACCAGCTGCCGCTGCTGTGCCGCCTTTTGTGAAGCAGGCCGAGGCTGCTCAGGCTGCCACTGCCAAGGCCGCACCGCCTTGGGCTAAGAAGTAAAAAAAATGCCCAGGCTGTTGAAGGCCTGGGCAAATTCTCAAAGGAGAGACAACATGAAGATTCCCGAGTCAGAGCATACCATCCAGGCCTTGATTGACAAAGCGCATGAGGCCAAGAAGGAGGAGCCACGCCCTCACATGGGGGCCAGTGGCCTGGGCCACCCTTGCGACCGTTGGCTGTGGTTGTTGTTCCGCTGGGCGGTGCTGCCTGAATTCCCTGGCCGCATCTTGCGATTGTTCCGCCGTGGCCAGAATGAGGAGGCCACGATCATCAGCGACCTGCGTGCGATCGGCATGGATGTGCGCAAGGTGTCGAGCCAGCACCGGGTTGACTTTGGCAGCCATGTGTCTGGGAGCCTGGACGCGATCATCGACTCTGGTGTGCCTGATGCCCCAAAGACCAAGCATGTGGCCGAGTTCAAGACGCACTCCAAAAAATCCTTTGATGCTCTGGTGAAGGATGGTGTGGAGAAGTCGAAGCCTGAGCATTTTGTGCAGATGCAGGTCTACATGGCCGGGACTGGCCTAGACCGTGCACTGTATCTGGCCGTTTGCAAAGACGATGATCGGATACATACCGAGCGTGTGAAGTTCGACAAGGATGTGGCGCTGCCTGCCATTGCGCGTGGCCAGCGCATTGCTCTGAGTGACAGGATGCCCGAGCCATTGAGCGCCGATCCGAGTTGGTATCAGTGCAAGTTCTGTGATGGCCACGACCAGTGCTTTGGGAGCAAGACCACGAAGCATGTGAACTGCCGCACCTGCGCGATGGCGACCCCGTTGTCGGACTCGACCTGGCACTGTGCCAAGTGGGACTCGGTGATCCCGTTAGAGTCTCAGCGCACCGGCTGCGAGGGCCATGTCCTGCACCCTGATCTGGTGCCGTGGCAGCGGAAGGATGGGCCAGACGATTACACCGCCGTGTACGAGATCAATGGCACGAATGTGGCCAATGGAGATCCTGAGATCGAGGGCGTGTTCAGTTCGCGTGAGCTGCTGGCCAATGCTGCTGCCTGCGCGGACAAGGGCTGGACACAGCTGCACGACATGCGCAAGCAGTTTGGTGGAAGGGTGGTGGGATGAAAGTCATCACCATATCGAAAAGCGTGGCAGATTCTTTTGTGACTCAGAAACATTACAGCCGACGCGCATCTATTTTTTGGGCTGGCTTTGGGCTTGAGGAAAATGGACAAATTACAGGAGTTGCTGTCTATGGTCAACCTTCCCCACCAATTCAAAAGCACGCATTTAAAGATCGTGACTTTCGTTTGTATGAGTTGGCCCGTGTTGTCGTGCAATCCAAAACAAAAAACGCCTCAAGTTTTTTGGTCGCTAACAGCTTGAAGCTTTTGGAGCCAAAGCCTTGTGCCGTTATCAGTTATGCCGACATGGAACAAAACCATTGCGGCATCATTTATCAGGCGACCAACTGGTTATACACGGGAGCCACAAAAAGCCACGACAAAGCCTACATCGTTGATGGTAAGCGAATACACCCAATGACTTTGCGAGATCAGGGGATAACAGACCCGACACGATGGGCAAAAGAAAACGGCATTGAAATGGTTAAGCCGATGGACAAGCATCGTTACTTTCAATTTGTTGGTGACAAGCGCCAGCGCCGAACAATGCAGGAGAAATTGAACTACCCGGTTCTGACAAGTTACCCAAAATGCGATCAGCGCAGGTATGACGATGGCCCTGATTTGTGCATCCAAGTTTCTCAGGAGTTATTTTGATGCTGCGTGAATACCAACAGCGCACCATCGACCAGCTGTATGCCTGGTTGCGTTGTGTCTGTCATTCCTATAAAATGGACTCACTGACACAAGGAGAACGACATGCAATGTGCATTTGATGGATGTGAGCGTGATGCTGTATCAAAAGGATACTGTGACAAGCATTACAGAAGGCTTTTAAAGCGTGGTGATGTCAACGACCACGGAAGTCGAAAAGTCGATGATGGCAATGCCATTGACCGATTTCACAAAAAGTATGAGATTGACGAATCAGGCTGCTGGCTGTGGACTGGTGGAACAAGGCCAAACAGCAAAGGTGTGGCATATCCAAGGCATTGGACTGATGATCGAAAGTCGATTGGGGCGCATAGGTTTTCATTTGAACTGGTGCATGGGGCAATACCGCAAGGCATGTATGTCTGCCACAAGTGCGACACGCCTTTGTGTGTGAATCCAGATCATCTTTTTGTTGGTACGCATCACGACAACATGTACGACATGGTGCAGAAAAAACGTTCATTTACTGGCCGTGGTGAAAACAAAAAAGGGTTGGCAAAGTTGACCAATCAACAAGCAGACCAAATTAGAAAAATGGACATATCCCATCAAAAACTTGCAGCTATGTTTGGCGTGAGTGCAACGACTATTGGCCGGATTAAAAGCGGGGAGAGTTACTGATGCAACTGCGTGAATATCAAACACGCGCACTGGACATGCTTTATGCGTGGTTTGAAAAGAACGCGACCGGCCATCCAGTGCTGAATATGCCAGGGGGGTCTGGCAAGTCTGTGGTGATCGCATCGCTGGCAAAGGATGCACTTCAAAACTGGCCGGACACGCGCATCTTGATGCTGGTGCATTCCAAAGAACTAATCTTGCAAAACGCTGACAAGCTGCGCAAGCTGTGGCCTGGTGCACCGCTTGGCATCTACAGCGCCAGCGTGGGCAAGCGCCAGCTGGAGGAGCCGATCACATACGCTGGCATTGGGTCTGTGGCCAAACGCGCCAAAGAGATCGGACATATTGACTTGTGCATCATCGACGAGGTGCACGCTGTCTCAACCGCTGAGAGTGGCATTTACCGCAAACTGATTGCTGACCTGCTGGAGATCAATCCGGCCATGCGGATTGTCGGCCTGAGTGCTAGCCCGTATCGTCTTGGGCAGGGTCTGATAACCGAAGGGCCGACTGCGATCTTTTCCGAGATTTTGGAGCCGGTAAGCATCGAGGAATTGGTGTTCAAAACTCACCTTGTGCCACTGCGTTCAAAAATCACCAAGCATAAGCTGGACACCGATGGATTGCACAAGCGCCAGGGCGAATACATCGCATCCGAGATGGAGGCCAAGTTCAACACCGATGACCACAACCAGGCCGTGGTGCAGGAGATCATTGAAAAGGCAATCAGTCGCAAGCACTGGTTGATTTTCTGCTCTGGTGTTGCGCACTCTGAGGCCGTGGCCGAGTGCCTGCGTGCTGCTGGCATTGCTGCCGAAGCCCTGGACGCAACGCACAGCAAAGCGGAGCGAGAGCGCAAGCTGACCGACTTTGAATCTGGCAAGTTGCGTGCGCTGTGCAACGTAGGGATTTTGACCACTGGTTACGACTTTCCCGCGCTGGACTGCATTGCATTCTTACGGTCCACGATGTCGCCTGGGCTGTACCTGCAAATGGCCGTGCGAGGCATGAGGCCGCACGCTGGCAAGGCCGACTGCCTGGTGCTGGACTTTGCTGGTGTGGTGGAGACCCATGGCCCGATCACCAATGTGCAGCCGCCGAAGAAGTCGAGCAGCGATGGGGAGGGCGAAGCTCCAGTAAAGGTGTGCGACCACTGTGGGGAGCTGGTGCACATC